CGGCGATTACGCTCAGATCGGTTCTTCCGGCAATGGCGCTAAGATCGGTTCTTCCGGCAATGATTGTGTCATAATGTGCGCTGGTATTAATTCATCAGCTAAAGCAAAAATAGGGTCATGGATTACTCTTGCAGAATGGAAGTATTCAAAAGAAAAACAAAGATATATCCCATTTTCAGTTGTAACAAAACAAGTAGATGGAATTGAGATAAAAGAAGATGTGTACTATACCTTACAAGATGGTAAATTTAAAGAATCAGAACAACAGTAAAAAAATGAATAAAAAACTATGATAGCGCTAATTATCACATCCTTATCAGGAGACTACTCCGGTATTGCTGAAGAAGTAGAAAAACAACTCCAATACCAGGACAAAAAGCAAGAATCCGATGAAGTTGTAAGTATCCATCAGTTCGACATGCTTTCCAGGTCCTATGATGCAAAATTTGACGAATGCGAAAAACTCAAAGCCCGAAATCAGGAATTGGAAAAGTCAAATGTTAAACTCATGGAAACGGTTAACAAGTACCGGTACTTTATCGAGTGCCAACGAAACGAAATAGATAAACTATAATGATACAAAAAGAATATGTACATGCTTCTTTTTGTACTGGCATAGGAGCATGTGAATTAGCGGCTATGTGGATGGGATGGCGGAATGCATTTTCTTGTGAAATAGATCCATTCTGCCATCAAGTACTTAAATATTATTATCCTCATATAAAACATTATGAAAACATATTCGGAACAGATTTCTCAGAATGGCGGGGAAAAATCGATATTCTTACAGCAGGATTCCCCTGTCAGCCTTTTTCTTGTGCCGGATCAAGAAAAGGAGCGGAAGATGACCGCTACCTCTGGCCGGAAGTGCTTAGGGGAGTTGACGAAATCCGACCCAATTGGTTTATTGGTGAAAACGTTGCTGGAATCACAAGCATGGTACTCCCCGGTGATGAAATTAAAGTGGAAAGTTACACGGATCTCGAAGGAGAAAGTTACCTGGAGACGGAAATGCGTCAGCAATTTATTGTTGACAGAATCTGCAACGACCTCGAAAGTATCGGTTATTCCGTCCAGCCGATTATTATACCAGCTTGTGCCGTCGGTGCGCCGCATAGAAGGGACAGAATCTGGTTTATTGCCAACTGTTCAAACGCAAGGCCTGAAGGTATGCAACAAGGGGAAAACGGAATTTATGAATTTGAAGTTACTGCCAACACCGATAAAGAGTTGCTGGAAGCCAGGGACGCCCAAAGACCGCAACGACGGGAAAACCAGGGATTCACAATTGAATCATTTAATTGCTCATCATGCTGGGGAAACTTCCCATCTCAATCCCCTGTTCGTTTCAGATATGATGGGATTTCCAGTAATGTGGTGCGATATATAAAAACAGAAGTTTATGATGCCATCAAAGAATATATTAGAAGAGAAGACTTGCCCCGTGTGTGGGAAGCCTTTCAAAAGAAGAAGGTTCGGGAACAGATTGGAGGATTATTCGAGATTCCAGAACCGAATTTATTGCTCGAAGTCTTGCAGCGCACATCGGAGAACAGACGATATGAACAAGAACAGAACGGCTTATCACAATTTAGCGAGGAAACATCGGGAAGGGTATTGTGCTATTTGCGGAAGTACGGAACATTTGCAAGTTCACCATTTGGACAGAAATATAAAGAACAATTCGCCCAGCAATTTGGAAACATTATGCCAGAGTTGTCATATGAAATTGCATTGGCGACTAAGAAGATTGTCGAAGAATGTGAACGGACAGCATCTTGGGTGAGAGCAGAATCCATAAAAGCTTATGGTAATTCCATGGTACCTCAACTCGTTTATCAGATTTTCAAAGCCATCGGGGAAGTAGAAAATCTACTAAAGTTAAATCAAAATAAAAAAACATGAAGTGTATAAGATGTAATAATTTATTTGATTCAAGCATACCAGAAATAAATGCAGAATGTTATGGAGGTTGTAAAACATACGCATGCCCACTTTGTGGGAAACTATATGTATTCACCCGGATTGTAAAAGTGGATGCAGTACCGGATGAAAATATATGCGAACTAGAAGATAATTGGGGAAGCCCGATTGTAAAAGATTCTGAATACAAAAAATAAATATGGCAAGAATAAGAACAATCAAACCATCATTTTGGGAAGATGAAAAGATAGCCAGACTACCAAGGGCGTGCCGATTGTTCTATATTGGAATGTGGAGTCAAGCTGATGACATGGGAGTGATAAGGGGAAACCCGGCACTCCTTAAATCGGCTATATTCCCGTATGATGAAGATTTGCGAGTTTCAGAGGTACAAAAATGGATTGATGCCTTAGTGAATGCCCGGATGTTAATACCTATTACGTATAAGAGCGAAAGTTATTACATTATCCGCACATTCCGTAGCCATCAAAAATTTGATGCCAGATACCCGAATTTCATCATACCAGAGGAAATAAGCTCCAAAGAAATAGACAATTACGAACACCCAATGGGGACCCAACGGGTACACACCGAGCACCCGCCACGGGAAGGGGAAGGGGAAATGGATAGGGAATATAATACCCCCTATAGTCCCCCATCGGAGGAAGTGTGTGACGATTTAGGAAATCAGTTTTATGATAATTCTCCTAAAATCCACCAAGAAGAAAAAGAAAAAAGTTCCGCGAAAAAAGAAAAAGAGCCGAACTATTCTTTTGAAGATTTTTGGGAACTGTACGACAAAAAGGTCGGCAAAAAGGATTTACTCATCAAAAAATGGCTAAAACTTTCCGACGCAGAGCGGGAATTAGCTATGAGTTATATCCCACAATACAAGCTTGCACAGCCGAATAAAAAGTACAGGAAGAATCCGGACACTTTCCTGAATGGCAAATCATGGAACGATGAATTAATCTTTGATAGTGAATCGAATGGAACCACAACAAAACAAAAGCGAACCCCAGACTATAAGCAATCAGATTTTGATTGACGCCCATATTGAAAAAATGCGCCAGGAATGGAGTAAAATAGTCGGACAAAGGAAAACATCATATCCGAAATTATCTTTGAACTATGATCAGTTTAAAACGATTGTAGTGGCACATGGAACCAACATTCTAGCAAGGCGTGGTGAAGAAATATTGTTTTCCATAGACCGAAACAATGAAAATGCTATACATGAGCTATACAAATACCTTTCAGGCGATAAGTCATTTGGTGGCAGTTTATCGAAGGGAATATTGCTCAACGGGAAGTATGGATCAGGTAAAACATTGCTTATGCGTGCCGTGTGCAGCACATACAACTACTACATTAAGCAGTTTGGCCATGTAACTTCACAAGAAATGAGATTTGTAAAAAGCTCTCAGATTGTAGATTCTTTCAGAAAGGAAAAAAACGACACAGAGATTACTGAATACAAATTCGGTCCACTTATCATTGACGAACTAGGACGAGAGCAAAAGGAGGTGAATGTTTATGGAACTGTCATTCAGCCTATGTCGAGAGTGCTACAAGATAGATATGACTCGGGCGCACCAACTTTCGCAATTGCAAATTTCAAGCTTGAAACGCTCAAAAGTGAAGAATATTACGGCAAAATGGTTGGTGACCGGCTAAGGCAAATGTTTAATGAAATTGAATTAACAGGAGAATCTAGGAGAAAATGAAAACAAGTAAAAGCCAGGCAAACATACTAAGCAACTTATCTTTCGTCTTGGTGGATATAATTGAAAGTTGCTTTATCGAGGCTAATGAAAAGCTAAAAAGTGAGAATTGCGAATTTAAACACGAGGCTAAACGCGAGTTCAACCTCCTTCTTTCCCATTGCCGGAACCTGAAAAGATATGTCCGGAATTGTAGCGAAGAAACTCAGGAGTTTTTCGGTAAGGATTCGGATATGCTGTATCAGGCCTTAAAGCTTATAACCGACAGGTGTGGTACCGATGATGTAAAGCTTTTTAAGTTCTTCAATTACATTAAGACATTCCCCTCTCAGCTGGATATGGATATTGATGACACGGTGTTCAACGGAGTGTGTAAAAAATAGATTTAAAAATTATTGGTGTGTGCTATGGACAAATATGGATCGATAGATCAGAATTGGTATTCTTCCGAAAACCAGAAACATGAAAGGGAGAAAGCGACAGAAGCTTTGAAACAAATGAAAGAACTAGAAAAACAATATGAAAAATCACGTACTGTGATTATTGAAAGAACACAGTACAAAGGAGTCAGGAAACGGTATTTAAAAACAAAATCATGAATAGAGAAATATTATTTAGAGGGAAACCTATCGATAAAAATTTGAGTATCATTCCTGATTGTTAATTTATCACATAAAAATGGACGCCACCTAAATGATGACGTCCTTGCCAACTCCACTACAACAGACACCACAAAAAAAACGTGTCTGCTTTATCTATTCTTACCGAGGTAGACCAATACCCTTACAGAAATAAACTCGCAGACACGTATATACGTAGTCCAACGAGCTTAGTATCTGTATTTCTTATTTTGGTCTTTTCGGTAAGTACCAAACTCAACTACAACAATTACAAAACAATATGCGCAACTCTTTGCGTGTGGCAAATATAAGAAATTATTCCTGAATTTAAATTAATAGAATAATGGATAAAAAACTACTAAACAAAATTCTGCCTTATTGCGGACATGGCCTGAAATCAATATATAAAGATTATTTGTGTTGAATCGTTAAAAAATAATCCCTATGCAGAATGATTTTGATTTGTCGGAAAAATGCCGTATGTTTGTAGTGCTTATCATACTAAAGGGCGAGTAGGCTCGCCGTACTGCGGGCATTTTTTATGCCTTTAAATACACGGTTTCACAACCCCCGTGTGGAGTATTAATGTACCCACAGCCCTTTAGGTGATAAGCAGCGGGAAAGAGTGGAACCGTTTTTATATTTCTACTCATCATTTTAAATAAATTCTTAGGGATAATGATTATCACGGAAAAGAATTTGTCAACATCGGTACAAGGTATTGATGAAGCACGTTATGGCCACGAAACGGCTAAAACTACTGTAACTATCTCTTCAATAAACGTCGAAGAACTATTGGAAATCTCTTCAACACTAAGAGGCGACGAAGCAATTATCGAGGTATCCAACCTTGTCGAATTTAATCATGATGAACCGGATCTTGAATACGCTTTGAGGTGTGTTTGCCGGTTCTATGCGAAAGTTTCGTATCTTGTTGACAGAATGAAGCAGATATTAACCGAAGAAAAATAACCTATTATGAACGAAATAATTATTTCTTCCAATGATGGCCGGATGTCATCGTTGGGAATTGCTAATCTTACAGGTAAAGAGCATAAAAATGTTATGAGTGATATCAGAAACCTTTTAGATCAAGGAGTAGCCGCGCTCAATTTTGAGCATACCCCATATGTCCATCCTCAACAATCTAACTACCAATAACTATGCTATGAACGAATTAATTAAAATTACTGAATCGAACGGCAAACAAGCTGTTTCGGCAAGAGAATTATATAAATTTCTTGAAGCTACCGAACGCTTTAATAATTGGTTTGAACGTCAATTACAATATGGATTTGTAGAAAACATTGACTATGTAGGGTGTAAACAATTTAACACCCTTGCAAATCAGGAACTTAATGATTACGCTTTAACTATTAATTGCGCTAAAGAAATTTCAATGCTCCAGCGCAACGAGAAAGGCAAACAAGCACGTCAATATTTTATAGAAGCAGAAAACAAATACAGACAGTTGCAACAGACCGGAGGTTTTCAAATTCCGAAGTCTTACTCTGAAGCTCTAAAATTAGCAGCCAGCCAAGCGGAACAAATCGAACAACAGCAAAAACAAATCCAACAGCAAGCTCCGAAAGTCCTTTTTGCTGACAGTGTTTCCGCTTCTCATACCTCCATCCTTATCGGAGACCTTGCAAAGATTTTAAAACAAAATGGAGTTGAGATCGGTGCCAAAAGGCTATTTGTGTGGATGCGGAGGAATGGTTATCTGATAAAGAAACCTGGTATGAGCTATAATATGCCATCGCAAAGAGGAATGAATCTTAATTTGTTTGAAATTAAAGAAACGGTAGTGACACATTCTGACGGACACACTTCAATAAACAAAACCGTTAAAGTTACCGGAACGGGGCAAATCTATTTTGTAAACAAATTTCTAAAACAAAAAGAATTGGTATAACTAACAGAGGGGTGTAATGCCCCTCTCTAAAATTAATAAGTTCAAACAACCATGATCCCCAACAAAACCAGTAAAGACTATAAGCGGCTCAAGGAGCTGCTTGATAAAGGAGAAAAAATAACTGTATTTTTCTTGCATAAATCAGGGTATGGAACTGAGCATAAAATACGCAAAACAGCAGAAAAGAAATATAACGAAATAACACACTGTGACGGATATTTTATAGGCCCAATGACCATATACCCTTTCAGTCAAAAACCTTTTGAATACTACTGTGAAAAATACAATATTGAATTTATAGAGCCAAATTTATGAAAGACCAATCTTTATTTCATAGACATGAAAATTTATATAATTCTAATCCACGAGATCCCTTTTGTTCATGATATTATGGACAAAGTGGACCTTACAGAAAGAGGGAGTAAAGTGTATGTCAAATTCAGGACGATTAAAATGGAATCACATGATGAAAGTGAAGATAATTTCAAGAAAATAGTAGAACATATATGTTTTAAGCAGCATAAAGAACTTCAAAATACGGATGGGATAGGCAAACCTGTATTTGTATATGCTGTCTCAAACAAATCTCATCGTATTGTTTATTTCAGGAAAGGCATAAATCAAGTTTCAGACGGTAAAAATATATATATGTTTGATAATTTGATTTCTCGTTTTTTATCTGTTCAAACAGATAGCATGCGGAAAGTTATCAATGTAGGAGACGAAATAGACGGTAAGTTTCATCCGATAAAATGCTATAAATATACAAACATTCAATAAGGTAGTAAAAGCAATGATGAATACAGAAAGAAGTTTATATGAAATAGAGGTCGCATTGGCCAAATCCGATAGCTTTAATTTTATCCGAAATATCGTCGCTTTCAATGTAAATGGATGGGGAAGTAAATTTCATATCGGGCATGAGTGTGATATGCTAGTCTTATCAAAATCAGGATACTTAACGGAAATAGAGATAAAGCGTAGTTTCTCAGATTTTATTGCCGACTTCAAGAAAAAGCATCACCATGAATCGGCCGGAATTATAAAATACTTCTACTACTGCGTTCCTGAAAAGATATATGACAAAGTATGTAGTGAACTATCAAAGAGAGATGTATTATATTCCGGCATAATCACATTCAATGAAGATTTAATAATCAGACATCATGGATATGATAAAAACGTACATATCCGTGAAATGCGGCCGTACCGAAAACTATCCCTAGAAGAGCAATTGCAAGTTGCAAGATTCGGAGCAATGAGATCTGTGATTTTGAAGGAAAAACTTATCAAAGAAAAGGAGGAAAAGAAATGAGTATAAAAGAACAAGCTCTAAAAGAGTACAGTGAAACTACATGTAAAAATCAATGGTATATATGCCAGTGTATGTTTATGTTTAATAAACTAAAGGATATTGTTGAACCGGAAAATGGGAAGAAATTTCAGGAGAGAGGATACTGGTTTAAATGCCTTACAGACAACGTAAAACATATTAGGGGACAATTTATTGGGCATCCGGAATATATCTTCAAAAAGGCTACCATTGAAGATATTAAAAATCACACATTTAAAGATGAGAAGAAATGTACACAGTAAATTTATGCAGATGTCCTTATTGTGGATCTTGCCACTACGAAGTAGGATTCTATGCCACCGCCTACAATTGTAAATGTCTTGACTGTGGAAGTTTATTTTGGTGGGATTTTACAAAAGAATAGCATGAAAGAGAGAATAAAAGAATTGTTTTTAGCATTAAAAAAGAAATGGTTATTAAATAAAATGAACCGTATAAATCCGAACCCGGCAGAATACAAAAAATGGGAACATCATACTTGGGGTGATTCCATCGAAATCTGCCGGATTAATAAAAATACATTCAGTATTCGAGGTTGGCTTCAAAATAAACCCGAAAATGGGGACAAGTTAATCTATGAAACAGAAAGTGGTAAATATGCCGTCGGATACATTGTAGATGTTGAATATTGTGGCGACCCAAGAGATATGTTTTTTGCAAATGTAATCCCGTTTGAGTATTTAAAACACCAATAATAGAAACATGAGAAAAGCAAAAATAATAAAAGGAGACCTATGTCATGTCCTGTGTGATGATGATGAAGTATATGTACATTCCATCTGCCCGGAAAATGGTAAGGCTATAGTAGAAATTTCTGACGGAAGATTATTTAATGTAGATGCTGAAGATATACAATTTAAAGATTCTCCTGAACCAGACAGAGGTATAATCCTTCAATCTTACTCTGTCTGTCCTGTTTGTCATGGGACCGGCAAGGTTACTCCTGGTTTTTATACATCTGGTACCATAGGACAAAATTCAGATTGGTCTAATACCTGCCGGACATGTCACGGACTTGGAGTTTTAAAAAATTAAAGACCTATGAAAAGTAAGAAAGCAGAAGAATACATAAACAATGAAAAGCATGAGGATTATCCGGGTGGATATTTATGCTATCAATTATCCGATGAAAAAGCTAAAAAGGCTGTGGAAATCGCCGAGGAAGAAATGAGGGAGAAGGCTACCGATTCATTTTGCAAAACAGTATGCGGAGGAAGAGAAAAATTTGGCAGTTGCGAATCCTGTACATTGATAAAAACATTTGAAAACGAATATGATAACTAATATTTGTCGGATATTAAAAAATTGGAAGTATGAAAAAATTACTGACTCAACTTTTTGAAAAATGGACCTGTAAACATGAATGGGTAACATACCAGAAATGCGATGTTTATGATGAATTTAGCAGGGAAATCCCTTCACATTTAGAATTTATACTTATATGCAAGAAATGTGGGAAAATAAAGAAAATAAGATTATAGCGAGGTTATACCTCGCTATTCTTCCAAAAATTTTGACAAACTTTCCATGTCATCAAATTCTTTTATTTCAGAATCATCTTTTATACGTACTCTTCTATTTTCCCTGCCTTTTTTTACAGCTTCTATCATCGTCTTGACTATTTCAGACATATTGGCCATATCTATTGTTATATTTTTACAATGCTCTACTATTGAGCATAATTCATCCGTAAAAGATCTTGATACAAAAGATACACCGGAAAAATCAAGGATAACCTTGTCTGATATACCATCTATCGCGCTCCTTATTATTTCCGCATTAGAACGGGAACGCACATCGCTGCTGATCAATGCTGATATTTTTATTATCTCCTTCTTCATGATTCCCATTTTTTAATTATTGTATATATTTTTCGTATTTAAAGTCCGCCGGAACATCTATCGGTATTCTCATTAGAATAATTGTTCCGTTCCAGCTTATTGAATCCGGCAATTTAATAAAATAACTCTTATGGTCGGAGTGTCTATGAAAACCGCCTCCTGACAACATAAAGAAGGCTCCACCCAATCCATCTACAAGCATATTCTTAGAGGATGATATTCCATAACCTCGATTCTCTGTTTCAGGCAAATCTTTGGTTGAATAACCTTCATTTGCCATTTTAAGGGCTATAGCGTCATCATCCCCGATTATATCTAAATATTTGCACGTATTTATATAACTACCCAGCACTGTTATCCCTGAATCTGCTATACATATATCAATACATCTCTCCTGGTGTATATACTGTGAATATATGTACCCAAATTTACTTTTGGAATGCTGGCTTATATTGCATATTAGTTCCCCCAAAAAGTAAGACAAAGGCGTTGTTATTCTTTTATCCGCCCCAATCTGTGTTTCAATAATATTTTGTATTGTGGTTTGCAATCCGTCGATATTACTGCCGCATAAATCAAACTTACATATTGGTATATAGGTTTTTTGTATGTAATCATTTAAGATTTCTTCAATATCCACATCTTTATCAATGCATAATAAATCATCAAAATAAATTAAGTTGAAATAAGCCCTAAGGTATGGCGGTATATTTCTACATATTATTTTCTTTTCACAATTACTTCTGTATAAAGCAAGAGGGAATAAGAAAAATGGATGGAAAAAAGAGCAATCTTTAAAATCCCAAATAATATCATTGCTATTAATAGCTTCTGCCTGATGTATCACCCGAAATAAGTAATTGAAAGCACTTCCGATTCTTTCATCTCTGGTCACATTCGGTATGTTAATGATATTACTCATTTATAGACATTTAATATAAATCTCAACTATACAAAGGTCGTAAAACTATCTAATAAAAACAATTACCGCCATAGTTTTTTAATAAAAATTAATCACAAAAAGAGGGGACACAACTCCCCTCTCACACCTTCCGATATGTTCACGACTAAATATTTACGCGGCCTTACAGGCATCTTAAAGCAAACAGGGCTATTTCGCTGATATAGCTGCTTGCTGCGTTGTCGGCTAAGTTTACAAGTATGTCAAACTTTTCGGTCATGGTGTGTTTAATTCTTTTCTTTTGCCAGGATCTTTTTTATCTTTTCATCATTAAATCCGAACATTGCTGCAAATTTCTTAAATGCATCCCGTTGTCCGGCAGGAATTAAAGCATACAGACTATTTATTGGTGTATTGCTTTTCAATGCTTTTTTCAGCTGTTTATTCTTCATTTTAATAATTCTTTTTTCTTTTTCTTGCAACAATGGCACTCACAAAGGAAGTTCTTTGCTATGTCCCATGTCGCTTCCACAATGTCCTGTCCTAAGTATTGTATTTCTTCTCCGTATGGCGTAATATCAAAAGCCTGACAAATATGTGTAGCAAGATGCCCGCACTCATGCCGCCAAGATTTCTCAAACTCCTTTGCAGAGGATGTAATGACAATGACCATTACTGTTTTTCTATCCCGGAAGTTGGAATATGTGACGCCGGTATTCATTTTGTCGGAACTCATATTGTCATAGGCTGTACGAAGCATATCTCCGTCACATCCGATGGAATACATATTGTCTATTATCTCGTCAATATAGTATGAGTCAATGGCATAATATACGGAAACATTCCAACGATACTTAGACAATATAAATTTCTGTCTTATCATTTTAATAACCAATCAAATTATCGTATATTTGTATTCGGAAACGGATAGTTGGGGAGTAGCTACCCCGATGAAAGGCGAAGCTAAGACGCTTTCCGTTTCTTTATATTCTTAGCACAGCTTAATTCTTAGCAAAATGAACCCTTCAAACAAACTCACAACAGAACAGTTTATTTCCAAAGCAAAATCTATTCATGGTGATAAATTTGATTACTCAAAGACCAAGTATGTCAATGGTGAAACAAAAGTTTGCATAATTTGTCCTACTCATGGCGAATCGTGGATATTTCCTAATCAACATCTTATAGGATTTGGTTGCCGAAGATGTGGGTATGAAAACCGAAAAAAGTCTAAATGCAAACCAACAGAAGTTTTTATAAAGTCCGCAAAGAAAGTTCATGGAGATTTATATGATTACTCTATGACTATTTATAGAGGACAAAAGAAACCTATAACTTTTATTTGTCCCAAACATGGAACTATAACAATGAATGCCGGGAATCACCTACACGGTCATGGTTGCCCAAAATGTGGAATAGAGAAACGATCTAATTCTCTATTGTCCACAACAGAGTCTTTTATTGAACGGGCTACGAAAGTCCATAACGGGAAATACGATTATTCCAAGACAGTATATCAAGGTATTAGTACTAAGACCTGCATAATCTGTCCTAAACACGGTGAGTTTTGGCAAACACCTAACAGCCACTTAAATGGAGCAGAATGTCCTAAATGCGGATATTTAAAGACAAAGAGCAATGTGTGTGGATCAGGCATAAACGACATTGATCACTATGCTACTTCTATATGCTATAGGAAGTGGAAGTCGATATTGGAACGTACTTCTCCAACATATAAACATAAGGCATACGATAAAGTCTATATTTGCGATGAATGGCGTATATTTTCAAACTTTAAGGAGTGGTTTGATAAAAACTACATTGAGGGAGGTGCTATTGACAAAGATTTATTGTCACCTCCAGATAATAAGATTTACTCACCACGTACTTGTTGCTTCTTGCCTCGTATTATCAACAACGCCATAAAGAAATCCCCAACAAATAATAAAACCGGCATAAGAACGACATCGAATGGGCGTTATCGTGTTATCCTATCTGCTAATTCTAAACAATCCCTTGTTGGATATTTCAATTCTTTAGAAGAAGCTCGACTTGCCTACAAGCTGGCTAAAAAACAATACATCAAAGAACTCTCTGAAAAGTATTTCAGAGAGGGCAAGATAACCGAGAGGGTATATAATGCCCTAATGAAATACGAGATTGTGGATTAAGTTATTTCTTCCCAATCCACCGGTTCACCTTTTGCGTCACAATCAACGAGCCATTTTCTAAACCAATTCCCACCAGGGTTGTCAGGGTCATCAATGGCACTTTTAACAAACAATGCCATATTTGCATCGTCGGGCACTCCTGATTTCAAGTAATCAGCCCGGCACATATTAAGAACGTACACAAAATCGTACCCTTTGTTGTGCTCGAGTTTAATCCCATACTTGGTTAGAAACTCCTCAGCTTGTGATTTGGAATAAGGTTCTATGGCTTCTTTCTTACCGGTAGCCGCATTGATACGCCGCATTTCCTTAACTGCGCATTCACAAGCCTTACGGCTGAACGACCAGCCCCAATTCCGCAGATAGGCTTTCATTTCACGCGGCTTGTCATCATACAAATCCAAAGGTTCTTTCATATCTTTTACTTTTAAAAGGAGCGGAGTATATCCGCCCCTTAACTACACTTAACGATAACGGGATCGTCCCTCTGTACCATGCGTTCACAAAAGCATGATTGGGGAAGGAAAACACCACATTAGCAGTATTGACCGTTACGCCCGAGGTCGATATAGCCGCAGAGCCCCTACGGTTTACGAATTGAAAAGGATATACTGCCATAATAGCCTCCTTTCTCAATTAACCCCAAAAGCCATTACCGGCAGCATAAGGATTAAAACCACCATACAAGCCGTATTGGTATGCCACACAGTTGGGAACTGCCGCAATAGGACTGTAAGGCACAGTCACAGTTTCCGGCTGCTTGCATTCAATCTTGGCAAGGCGTGCGCTTAAATCTGTCAAAGCGGCTCCAAGAGGTGCGGTAGCCTGGCCTACAATTTGAGAAGTCATAGCTGAACTCTTGTAAGTGCTGTTTTCTTCACGGAGCTTGTCAATTTTGTTCTGCATCTCACGCATTTCGGCAGCACGTTGGCCGGCAATAATCTGCTGTGTGCTTTCCTTGATGGAATTTTGCAAGTCACAGGTCTGACGTTGTGTCTCATAGGCCACGGATGCAAATCCTCTTTCCTGCCCGGTTGCAACACCATTAATTGCATTTTGCAGGGTGTTTGTCTGCTGACAGATAGCCAGACGGTTCTCACAGCAGCATGATGCAATCTGTTGTGCAATCTGACAGTTACCGGATTGAATAGCGTTAATAATCTGCATAGAACTCTGCCCTACCTGATTTCCCACCTGTTGAATCTGTGACATTACACCATTGATAGCCTGCTGAACCTGACCGATTGAACAGTTCAGATTTGTTGCCAGATTGTTGATAGCCTGACCGTTCCCTTGAATGGCACTCATTAGTAACTCCCTCCCTGTGTCGTTGTCAATCAGATTGGGGATTCCTGCTGCTCCATTGCCACCGCCAAAGCCACCATTTCCCCATCCGTTGTTACCCCAACCCATGAGGAAGAATAAGAAAATAACCCAAATAAACCATCCGCCTTCTCCACCGAATCCGTTATTATTACGGCCTTGCATAGCTACAAGTAGGTTCGGATCGATCCCTTTTTGCTGAAGCAAAGGAGCCAACATGGCTAACATTCCACTTCCGCCTCCGTTCCCGCTTTCCGGGAAAACAAAAGTTTTCGATTCGCTCATTTTTATCGAATTTTGAATTACCCCGGCAACATTGCCGGACATTTCAAAATTCGACATAAACAACTGTTTTGTAAAAAGTTACATTCCTATGTAATAGAAGTTTAAGGACTTTAGACAGAATAAATTTCCAATAAAAAAGAAAGTTTTATATGATAAGTAATGTTGCAATGGATGCTATTAAAATCCATCCCGTGAGCTACTCACGCCTAAAGACATGAGTAGCTCACGAAGAGATTTTATTGAGAAGGAAGATTTCGTATCGCTCCGGCAAAATCCGCAACCTGATTCTCAATGGATTAACCCAAATCCTAAAATAGACTATTTTATAATTAATTGCCCGGTAGCATCCGGGCATATTCACTCTTCTTTTTCGCGGTGATTCAGTATGTCAGCAATCGTTTTGTGACACAGCCCGGTCTGTTCCTTTATTTTATCGTATATGAAAGAGCGTGGAAGCAAATGGAAAAAATCTGAATATTTTTCTGAGTTTTTTAATTCTTCATATATGCTGATAACTTGTTTGTTACGCACCATCGTACTCTGCCTTTGTAATTTTTTTCATAAATTTTTCTCAAAAAAAGTGTAACCAATAAAAATCCTGTCCGTAAAACTCCCCGAAAGAAGTCTTACAGACAGGATGTAGTGGTGGTACGCTATATTTTTGAAGTGGGGCTTCTTTTTATATTTTGCCCCGGATAAACCGGATAATCTTTAATACTGACGGTATACTGAATGCTGCCAGTAAAATGATAAGCCACCACATAATGCTTGGTACTTTGTTTTTTACAACTTCAACCGGATAGGGGATCGCGATGCTATCTGTTTTGCTTATATTTACCGTATCATGCATAAGCCTATCACGATACACAATATGATATTTGTCTCTGAAAACTGTATCGCCTTTAACAAGAACAAATACACTGTCGCGTACATAGATACTATCCCGCTTTATCTTGTCAATGTATTCTTTCTCTGTCTTTACTGTCTCTACCGGCACGTACTGAATACTCCGGCAGGAGAATATAGAAAGGGCTATCAGTATAATTATTATCCTCATTTTTCTGTTTTTTCTTCTATGTCAATAATATCAGACTTCCGCCTGAAAAATTTAAAAATATTGACCTTTACATGCCGACCGTGAGCTTCAAAGTAATTCCCATAACAGGAATTTATCTCAAACCCGTATATGACCAACAGGACAATAGAAGGAAGCAGCGGAATGTCAAAAGGTTCTCCAAATGTCTTCCCTATAGCTCCGGCAAGAAGAATCCAGCATAAGTAATCTACCATTTTGTTGATAGTCCTTCTCCCGGCCCGTGGAAACCGGATTCTTTCACCCCTTTTCTTGGATGCCGCTATCCCAAACCTCAGGTCTACGATAATTAATATCAGTGCAAGCAACATGAACCATTTTAAAGGTTCGATAAAATCCATAAAACCACTCATGAATACTGATCCCATTGCCGAAATTGTGTTTCTTTCACTCATAATCTTAATTTAAATGTGGTACTTCTATCCCCTCCCGAAACATTGTTATAAACAATATTTTTTATAGTTCTCGACAAACTCCTTTACGGTCCCTCTGCCTAATGGCGTATTGTAATATTGTTTCCAGTATTCACCCATCGCCCAAACATCCTTATTCGAAGGTAATGCCTCCTTTACACGCAAATAATGTATGCGGGTCATACAGATCATCAGCTTTTTGTTATCTACAAGCATTTCAGGTTCCAAAGTTACAACACCGGATGCTTTCATTACTTTCCCCATTAGTTCCGGTTTATGCCGGAGAAAATTAACCACAATATCATTGAAGGTTGCCGGCTCCATCTGCCCATATCCTAAAGCCGGACCACCGCCAATTTGCCGGGTGTACTTAAAATTGCTTTCCTGAGCAAACGTCCCCATGATAAGATCTCTTGCATTGTCAGAGTACAAGCCTGTTTCTTTCAGCGTTTCGGTTATTAACCTTCTCCATTCCTCTTTGTTCATATTGTTTTATATTTCTAAATCATTCTTTTGTATTCTCAAAAAAACTTTGTAAATTTGCAACATAAGATTGACTTGGGGTTGCTTGGGAAATATTTATAGAGGTCGCGAGGGCGGCCTCTTTTTTTATTTGTCTTTGATTGCAGAGATAATAGCGTTTTTAATAAAAACATGCCAGGTTGTATCCATGATTGAAGCTTTGAATAATTCTGTCTCATTTTCATTCATATCCACCGGCTCCCCGTTGAATATCTTTTTGGCAATTTCATGCATTTCAATTGTGTTTGTGCACACATACACGGCATTTCCGACAAGTTGATGAATGCCTTTATTTTGATTCTCTTCCAGCAATTGGATATAATTATTACCTAACAAATCAATTGCTGATACATCTTTTACGTCAAAACTATATTTCATTTTAGGTGTTATTGGTTAGAAGTGAGTGTTTGGGTAATTTCTTCGCGAAATTCGGTAATCAGTGGCATTACCAATGTCAGAAAACTGGTATCGATATTGAATCCGTTAATATTCTCAAAATCCTGTTCCTTCGTGTTGTAATTGATGGTTACGTTCATATACCTCCGATTAGCATTTTTTTGTACATACCCTTGTAGTGTAGCTGAAACAATTTCGGGCTCCCTTTCTTTAGTAAATTCTGCTCCTAAAGAAACATTGATACCTTGTACCGTTTCTTCAGCTTTGGCTGTAATAGAATAATTAATTTCCATGTTTTTATAATTTATCTGTAATACAATTGTCCTGTTGATCTATCTATGCATAAGTAATAATTACTTTTACCATTAACGTTTTGAACATTTTTAAAATATACAGCACCGTTAAATGTAGATTTTCCATTTACCTCAACATCTCCGTTAAATATCGATACTCCCTCATCAACTATTAAAGCCGCAGTTGGAGCCATTTTTTTATTGTCATCAACATAGTCTATGGCTCTTAATTTTAATGCTGTTATTTTTGATAAAGTTGCATAACTGGAAGTATTTTTGGCTATTATCTCTAATCCGATTATCTCTGAGTTAGTTCCTATTGCTGTTATTATTCCGGCTTGTAACGCACCTGTTGAAGGGGCAAGTACGCCGGATCCTGATGCATATATAGAAAAACCATTTTTAGCATAACAAGAACCTACTTTCGAACTCGCATTGAAATCAGATGATCTCAATCCATTATTGCTTAATTTCAGTCCGGCAATTTCTCCTTCTGTCGCTGTAATTTTTCCTGTAAACTCTCCCGACGTTGCTATTATCCTTCCATGTATTTCGGCGTCAGAAGCAACAAGTTGGCCCGATTCTGTTATAACGACTTTCCCACTTGCTGTTGTCAGATTCTTTACAGTAATATTTCCTTCTATAATCGCGTCTGATGCAAACAACCGTCCGGCTTGTGTCACGACAAAATTAGCTTTTGTACCATCTCCCCCTGAAACACGCCTTATTGCTGAATCCAAATCACCTCCAGCGTAGAACCTTATACTGTTGTCTGTATCTCCGATTCCGCAAATCCCAGCTCTTTCATTCCAATTTACGCCATTCTGTTTCGCCCCTACTTTTATCAAACTAGTTGAAATAAGACCACCTTCTATTGTAGTTTCCTCTTTTAAAGCTATTTTTAAATAATCAAGTGCTTCCAAGTCGGGAACAGGCCTGATTACCGAAGCAGCAGGAGCAACAGATGACCCATCTGGAGCCGTATAACGACTATCGTGTACTACTGCTACACAATTGTTCCCGATTTTAAATAGGTACCTACCACCTCCACGAAGATAAATAAGTTCTTCGCTACTACTGGTTAGTTGCCCAATACTGCCGGCAGGATGTATATTTTGCTCAGTAAATTTATATTCGAAAACCTCAATTGTTCTTTTAACAGTAAATGCCCCATATCCACTCCCGTTACTACGCCATACACAGTTCATTGAAAAACAACCGTCGCTATGTGTTGCCCATTTTGGTTTTGAAGCAGCCCACATCGCAGTAACTTCTATCATTGTCTCATAAGTTGGTATTCCAATAGTTACTGGATAATATGTGTCCTGATCCCACTTTTCAGCCCTTAAGTCGATCTCTGTTTCACGATATGTTTTAAGAGTTGTGTATTCTTTTGCAGCATCAATTGCCGCAGATGAAATAACATTTAGGATTTCTTGCCGTTTCGGATAATATGCAGCTATATTAGAATAGTCTGACGATATTGTAATGTTTTCCGGAGACGAAGCAGTATATTTTGTAAGTGCCGTATTAGCCAGGGAATATGCATTATTATAATTTATCCAAGCCGCATTGTCGGTTAGGCTATATTTTTCCACATTGGCTTTTATCTCTTTATACTCAGCCTGAATATCTGCCTGCTGCTGTCTCATTGCGGGTTTTTCAGGAGGAGATATAAGAGAATCAGAGGCCCAGTTATTTAGCTTGGTTGTTGCTTCTGTTGCAGTTATTTGAGCATTTTCTGCGGTTTGCTGGGCTAACTTTGCGGCACTATTGGCAGCGTCTATGCCAGCCTGTTGTTCAGCAAAAGAAGGAGTCCAAACAGGGGCGGGCAGGAAACCTTCTACTAGCATCACTTCGGTGAATTTTACAGAGTTACCGGCGGTTGATCCGCTAACACCGGCATAACACAATAAACGTCCTTCTTGTTCAGTGAAATTATTGTATGTGATTAAAAAACCTCCATTCTTATCTGCATTTAATGTTGGACATAGCGCAGCAGTTATATCTTTATCATACAATACAAAAGTATATTTACTAGGAGTACCTGCTAAATTCTGAATATTACCTGCATTTACGTAATATACCGTGTTAGGCTTTATTTTAGATACATATAATCCCTTATAGGTATAATTCGTAGATCCTACGCCTATCGTAAATTCCTTCGTCCCATCCGCCAGATTCACATTATTTGCCCCTGTCTGATCTTCTTCTGCTACTGGAAAGCCTTGCAGGGGTTTATTGCCTTCGATTAGGGAGATGTTGTAAATTTTTGGATTATTAAATGATCCGATATAAAAACAAATTTTTTCAACCGTTTTGCCTAATGTTGATACTAAATCTATTCTTCCAAAACTTATGCTTAATCCGTGAATACTTCTGCTTCCATCTGTATAGTAAAAGAATATATCTCCACTTCTTGCCACAGATTTCGATTCAATACTAATTACATATTGTGTGTTTGTCTTGTATTTTATTTTATTCTCAAAAATATCAACATATTGACCATCATAAGCACCGGTTGCAATACCAGATGAGCTCATTAGTGCTAAATCCCATGCCAAGTACACCCCATCTTCATCCTCTCCCCAGACTGCAATATCCTTGTTCTTCTCATTCCACTTCAACATCATTTTCTTGGATATAAGGTTCTGGGAACCGATCTGTAACGCATCCAATCTCGTCTGCGCCTCGTTTATTGCGTTCTGCTCCGCCTCTGTTACAATACCGTCTGCGTAAGCATTAGCCCTTGTTTCTGCCAAGTCTGCCTTAGCCTGCGCTATATCTGTGGCTATCTGCTTCTGATCGTTTATGGAGGGGGTCCACAATAGCGAAGTTTTATTGCCTGATACTAGTTTTACCCACTCTATTTCAGATTCTTCATTAATTTCATTGTTAGGAATTGGATATATCCGAATAAATGTATTATTAACAGCAGGCGTCCCTAACGTCCATTTAAAAGTTTTCAAAGCAATATAATCTGTATCGGGACCACCAGGATAAAAACTAGCCAATACAACACTCCCTCCGGAATTGTAAACACCCCAGCTTGTTTTATTCGCCCCTAATTTGCCTTTAATAACAATTGTACATTCTTCTCCTTGTTTGGGTTTATAGTCTCCTAAGTAAATTGTCGCTATTGGATAGCCAGTATTCTTCCATCCCTTGTTACTATTGTCAAGGAGATTGGTTTCTCCTACCTGTAGGTTGTCCAGATTACTCTGCACGTCTCCGATGGACTCTTCCACCGTTTTGCCGGACATCAGTCTGAACACCCCTTTCATGTAAACGTTCTGACAATACAATCCGAATCCTGTCAACTGCCCGAAATCTTCATCCACTATGCCATTCAAATTACCCGTCCGCATCGGTTCTTTCCCTTCAAAAGAATAGGAGTTTATCCCAGCATAGAAAGCAATGTAAGGCGAATTGTTGTCATACGCCGAAATCATTATCGCGGATTGGCGGTTTATGTCTGTCCGGTTTCCTAATAATACTATTTCTTCATCAGCCTCCGGAATGCCGCTATTCGCCTCACAATCCGTTTTTGACAAGACAAAGTAATCCGCGCCTACCTCCGTGACAAGACGCCAATACCTTTTCATTTTCTGCCCGTCAAAAACTTGGTGAAAAGCTTGGTCGCCCACTACGAAAGGATTCATTATCGTCCCACTGTCAGTATTGAAAAAGCACTTGTACCCATTCTCTGTCTCCTCTACACTTGCCGTCTTTATAGCTGCCGGAGAGACACAGAACTTCCCGCCGATTGCCTTTACCTGCTGTATCAGAAACTCAAACACACTGAACTGCCCCCTTACCGCCAGATTCTGAAACTCAGCATTCCCGTCTTTTATTCTGTGTCCGCTACCAAGCGCTCCGGAGGTGAAATTCTTGGATGAGAAATTGTCGGATTGGACTAATTCAGCCGCTTTTACAGAATTAAATTCAACGTCCGCGTCTTTATGTAATTTTTGATTGAACCACTTCGGATACCACGCATTGATAAGGTTATAGAAGAGCCTTTTTATATCATCTATATTGATAAGCTGCTTTAAGGTGAATTGTATCTGCTCTATTGTATTATTTACCTTAGTGTCGTAGGTATAAAGCATCTGGTCGCCCAATTCAACCCTTATATCATCGCTTGTTTCAGTAGTACCGATAATTCTTGTCGTGATATTCCGGCCGCCTATTTTTACGGTAATTCCATCACCGATATTCAGTAATATTCCTTTCTTCTTGATATAGTGTTTTTGAACTGATAGAGACGGGGCGTATTGCGGTTCACACTTTTTGTTCAGCTCATTTTGTGTTGCCTCCCTCAATTCCTGTGTTGCTTCATCTATGTAAGATTGCGGCATATTGATGTTAAGGAGGACAAACACGTCTCCGACACGTGGCTGTCTGTTTGCATTCGGAAGATAATACCCGTCTTCTTCCTCTTTTACGATAATTGAAAGCGTCTTGTCGGTATTGTTCCAGCTGTTTTTCACTATCTCAAAGTCCAACCCGGTTAAATCTCCTGTCTGAAATTTTACAACCGGAACCTCGTTGTCTGCATAATAATCAGATAAGTTGAAAGGAATATCGAGTTTTATCTTCCAGCTTCCGGCTTCTTCAATATTATCCGGTATCGTTACACCTAACACCGTCTTGTTAATCAGGCGTGGATAGATGTTTTCATTAATATATACACCCGTAATTTTGCCGTATTTGTTTACATTCTTTTCAAGAACTTCGTTGCCCAGATTCAACCGCTTGGGGCTATCCGGAGAAACATAGTCGGCAGGCAGATTTAATGTACCTCCTTTACCTATCATTCGTGTGGTAATGGAAGCGTTTGCGACCTTTGCGAGTTTTACTGAATAGCTACCTTTGTTCCTCCCATATTCAAATACATGGTCAGTCTCTTCCCCGATTCTGCTCTTTACGGTTATGATAGTGCCCGTAATATCCCACTCCATTTTGGCATTCTCGCATACCGTTTGAAGCGCGGCCATACAATTACTATTATCAAAACTCAAATCAAGGATACTTCCGTTCTGAATGGTTCCAAGGGTAAATTCCGGATAGTCCTCGTTCAAGGAATCAATCAGCAATGTCATGAAGTCGCTGACCTCTCCATGGTAGGCAAATGTTGTCGCTCCTTCGTCCGTTATGATGGAATTGTTCAGCTTATATCCTTGAAAATAGAACGTAAGCGGATAGGTAAACACTCCGTTACTTTCCTCTATATCAATAGGCTCGAAAATCTCGTACTTTTCATTCCCGACTAAAACATAGTCGCCTATCTTTAAGTCAAGATCATTCTTTGACGAAATAGTGAACGAAACATATTTATTTCCGCTTAATGACTTCGAGATGGTATCATCAACGACAAATTCGTAAATAACGGTATTATCTCTATATATGCTATATCCTTTCATTCGATATTACGATTAATTTGCAACTGAAATCAGCGTATACTTTCCCGATAGAAAAAACGTTTTGTACAGAAAATCCATTCGTGCAAAAACATTTAATCTCTCTTTCTCTGTAATTGATAGTTCTTATTCCGGCTTTCCCAAACAGGGCATATAATGATTTGATTCTCTCCTTGAATTGCTCTGTATTTTCAGCTATTATCATACCGGAAACGGTTATCTCCGTCTTCTCTTGCCCTCCTTTTGAATAAAGTGAATAAGACGGATTTTGGGTTGTGCTCAACGATTTTGGCGCACCGATTCCCTGATAGTTTGATATTTCTTTCAGATATAATCCGAAAGAAGTCCATTTGTATCCGTCAATCTCCCCGTTTTCGGTGGGAGAGGGGAGTGTCCCGGATAAATTAACAAGAGGTTCTATGAATTTAATCGTTATTTTGCAAGCCGATTTTGTAAAGGTTTCGATGGTCGTACTTTTGCATTTTACACTCCAGCTTCCCCATTTGCATGACAACGTAAATAACTCCGGCAACTCGTTCATGAAATCATTTATTAAAGGAAGAGAAGAGTCAGAATCAGACACGATATTTCCTGTTATTGAAATATCCCGGCTGTCAAAATCCATATCTTCACTCTCCACATAAGGCTCCACGCTGTTGTCTGTAACCCAATCGTAGTAAGTAGTCCCTTTTCTTTTCGGAAGATTGAAGCATCCGGAAATGGCAATATTGCCATTTGATTTTGTTGGAATTATCCCGAATTGGGAAATAGGAGTATTATTAATATAATATTCTGCCATGCCGTCCGGTGTTGGGTGGTATGTGTCATCACATACTGATGCAAATATAATTATTATTTAGAATTATTCAAAATAAAAATCCGTCATCTTGCGTATCTTTTACTTGATTCACTTTCAATTGTTCGTAGTCTTCCGTCCATGTTTTTCAATGTGTTGTGCATATCAGACAAGACGGAAGTATTATTCGCCGTTTCTCCGGTATTCCTCGCTATCGTATTCAGTATGGAGTTACATGTGGCCATTGTAGACTTGTATGTTTCATGAAATATCGTTGTCTGCTGGCTGATAGCCTTTAATGTATCGTAGGAACCTCTCCATATTCCCATTGATTCATTTGCAGTTTTCTCCGTAATTGTTTCGGATATGGTGCCGGTTTGGCGTTTTAATTCTTCCGGAGAACTTTCCCAATTAAAAGTTTTAGCCAAATTATCCCGGTCTTTAATCATATCCTGGATTATATCTTGATAATCATCCCTCAATTTTTCTGCCTCTTTTGCAGTAATCTTATTTTCGCTTTCTGCTGCTTCTGTCCAACTTTTATACAGATTTTCTATTCTTCCCTTGTACTGACTTGCGATTAGACCGGCTATAATCGATTTTCGCAAATATCCTTCAAAGTCATCACACATATCTTCAAAGGAAGCATCCATATCCGAAAGTGAATCAATAAATCCATTATAAAAACTATCGAAGGATATGCCAGTTAGTGCTTCTTGCAATGTATTCGCAAGTTCCTTGGCTTCATCGTTGCAGTCAATGATTGCATCTAAATTTTCAGTTATTTCAGAAGGTATTTTACTCCACGCTTCGGGGAAATCTCTTCGTATAATCTCTAACTGTTCCCCGGATAATCCATACATTTGTTGTACACTGGAAATATTTTGTCCTATAGACCTTGAAATATCATTCCATGATTTCTTAAGCCTTTCGTTGGCCCGGTAAGCATAACTATGTGAGCCTGCACTTGATCCTGCTTTACCTCCTACTTCCGCTAATCTTCTATAATTTTCTATTTGCTTTTCTAGCGCTTCGTTAGCTTCTTTCGCTGCCTCTACCGATGCAAATCCACCTCCAAATACAATTTTTTCCTTTGATTTATCAATGATTTTTTTGTATAGATCATTTATAGCCTCTAGTTGTTCTCTTAGCGCCTTATATTGTGCTACTCCATTATCTGATCCTAAGCCGAATATACTACCAATTGTTTTTGTAACGCCTGCCAATACATGAATTACACCCGTTACAGCACTCATTGGCTTTGTCAAATCTATCTCTGCCAATCCGTCCATGACCTGCCCTAATCCACTTAATGTTCTGGATATAGATTCGGGAACTTTAATACCAAGATTGGTAAGCATATCAACTAGATCATTCCCAGCAGAAATTACTTGCTGACCCTGTTGTCCTATTGCATTAACGGATTGTGTCATTTTATTAATGGATTCAGCTCTTTTCTTCTCAGCAGCGGAAAGATTTTTTACAGCTCTTTCTTTTGCCTCTGGATTGTCAGCTTTATCCATCTCTTTTTTTGCCTTTGTAACCTCCTCTACTGCTTTTCTGTAATCTCTATATCCGCTTACTAATTCTTCAAGGGGCTCTCTGTTTGCAATAGTTGCGTCAAGGTTTTCAAAGGCATCAACAACAGTTTTAAAATCTTCTTTACTAATAGAATCATCTACCGTAGAAAGGTATTCCTTTATTTTGTCCCGGAGTTTTTTTAAAGCATCAGTAGATAATTTGTCAAGATTACCGAATACGGATGACCAGTCGATTTCTTTTTGAAATTGTTCAAGGTCAAGTCCGGATAATTCGGTTTTCTTTTTTTCTTTTGCTACCCGGATGGATTCTTCAAGCCTGTTTCTTTCGCTTTCTTCTGTTGTTTTTGCAAGTTCTTCTTGTAGCTTTTCAATATCTTTATTATATTTTCTTTCTATATCAAGGTGTTGTTGCTGGTATGACTGATATTGTTTTAAAAGTTCGTTTAATTCATCGGTCTGTTTTTTGTACACATCAGATTCGTCTTGTTCTCTTTTTTGTTTTACAGTAGAATAAGACGTAGAAATTTGCACTGTTTGCTCAATCGTGAGTGTTCCGCCTTGTTTTGCCGCCCAATCGTCAGCAAGTTTTTTAATTTCAGCAATCTTTTCCTGATAGTCTAACCGGATTTGTGCAAGTTCTTTTTCTGTACCTTCCTGCATAAGGTCGATTTGGGCTTGCTGGTTTTGCTTACGGAGAAAGAGGAGTTCTTCATCAATTTGCTTGATTGTTTTGATTCTTTCTTCCTCTGCTTTTTGGGTAGCTTTAGAAGCTCCGGTTATAGTTTCTTTTTCTTTTGTAAGCTGGTCTATCTGTCTTTGATAGTCATTGAATTGTTTATTTGTTGTTGATGTTTCCTGAGCTTCCTTGAGGGTCTTTATTTGTTCTTCATACCATTTTACGGTTTTTTCTACAGATTTTGCATGTGCTTCCGCTTCTTCTTTTGCCCGGCGTTCGGCGTCTTCCTGGGCTTTTATATCAGAATTTACTTTATTCAATATAGAATGCTGTCCGGCCAACTTGTCTTGTAATTCTTGAAGTTGCTTATTGGCTCTGATTAATCTTTCACCACGCCCCTGTACGGCATTTTTATTTAGAAAGTCAATTTGCTGTTTAATTGAATTAATACTTTTTTCTGTTTCTTTTATACTTTCTTCAGCTTGTGCTTTTGATCGTTCTTTGGTCGCTTTTGCAAGTTGATTATTTAATTCTGTCAGATTTATCACCTTTAAAGCCTCCAAATTCATGTTATCAAAATAACCTGGATACATTTTTCTTAAACTATCTAATGCAAGTTGTCGCGCAGCAATGGATTGGTTCTCGTCCCTTGTAATAGTTATAAATGTAGCTGTATCATCTGCATTTTTTTTACTTTCTTTATTGAATTTCTTTAGAGCATCAGTTGCAGCATCTGTTTTCTTTGTGAACTGATATAAGGCTGTACCAACACCAATTAGGACTGTAGCCAATAAAACGTAAGGATTTGCCTTTGTAGCAAGATTGAAAGCAATCTGGGCATCTTTTGCCGTCCGGATCGCTTTAGCAAGGGAAATCCATGCAGAGATATTTTGAATCGTAACGGATACACGTTGCGCAGCAGCTACGGCTATCAATGAGGCTTTGTATGTTCCGTAGGTAGCAACAAGTACCTTTAATATACTTAATACTTTTTCGTAATTTTCAACAAGATATGAAGCTCCGGAAATTGCATCGGAAATAATGCCTTCATTCGCCTGTCCGATTTCGTTAAACATCATATCTATCGCATCACCAAGATTTGATATTTGACCTATGATTGTTTTTGATTGACCCTCCATCAAGGCATAGAATTTACCCCCCTCGTTTGTCATTCCCTCAAATACTTTTTTAATGTCATCAAACCCAATTTTTCCGGCCGTCACCATGTCATTTATTTCGCCTGTAGTCTTTCCATACATCTTGGAAAGCTCTTGAATGACAGGTATACCAGACGACTGGAATTGTAACATATCTCTTGCATACAATCGACCTTGTACAGCCGTTGTTCCATATAGGTATGTTAAACGTTCAAGCGGCAATCCAAGACCGGCAGCTACATTTCCTAATCTTATAAGAGTATCGTTTATTTCATCAGCAGCAAATCCGTATGCAAGCAACTGCCTTGCACCGTCTGCTACTCCTTTTAAATCAAGAGGTGTTGCAGCGGCTGTTTCGACTAATTGATTCATAAGGTTTAGGGCGGGTTCTTCTGCTCCTAAAAGAGTTTTAAATGCAACTTCCAATTGCTGAAACTCGCCACGCGTCATAGCTATTCTTTTTACTATGTCCATTCCAAGATATGCCGTAGCAGCTTGTTTCATTCGCATCCATGCCGTGCTGATAACATTTCCGGATTCATCGGTTATCACACCCATCTTTGTTACTTCTTTCCGGTATTCTTCCGCCTTGCGCCTCATGTCGTTCAAATCAACATTGACACGTATATTCATTTGTCCGTCTGCCATAATTTAAAATATTTGACTTGCGTGTACTTGTTTCGGTTTGTCTTTATCGGTGGAGTAGGAGGGTTGGCACTTTAATAACATTTGGATATTTAGCCAGCTTATTTCATGCAACACTTCATGATAGCTTAACCCTAGGCCTTTCATGGCGCCGAATATTATTGCCCAAGGACTGTCGTTTTTGTCTTCTTCGTCAGATTCAAACCTTGAAGGAAAATTATATTGGTCAAAAAAAAAGGAGAGTTCAGGCGTTCTACATACAACTCCTGCAATTCGGTCATTGCCTTTTCATCGAGATTGTTACGGATAAACTTCTTGTTCTCTATCCTGTCCTCTTCATTTCTATATAATACGATAAGGGCGATGTTCAATTGCACTTCGAGATCGTCAAGGTGGTCTAACATTACCGTCAGCACGTCCTTCCCTTGGTCTTCCTCCGAAATGCCTTTTAGCTCTGCTATCTCCGCTGATATATCAATAATCTGACCGAGTGTGAGCGGTTTTACTTTCAGTTCCTCGCCTCCAATATGTATTACCGTGTCCTTTTCATTTATTTCTTTTGCTACTTGTTGCTCTAATGTTTCCATGTCTATAAAATTAGAGGGGGATTTATTTCCCCCTCATTAGTAATTAGGCGGAAACCACCTGTTTTCTTCTCGAACCCGGAATCTGCTTGTTGTCTTTATTGAAATTCGCCATGATGGTACAGGTCAATTCGAGGTTAGACAACCCGGATTTTCCCACAACACCGGTTTCTTTTACAACGACTTCAACTTTTGCCCACTGCCGGATAATACCTGGATATTTATCGGCTGGCATGGTTTCCAATTCCACAGCCTGCGGAGGTAACATGAAAGAAACCGGCTCAACTTCCCAGTCTTTGTTCGGGTCATTTCCTTCTGTCGGCTTTTGCCACCCAAGGAAATATTCAAATGCCTCTTCCGACATATCATTTGTAGACACCGTAAATGAGCGTGCGCCTTTTCGCGTTTGTATGCTCATAGCAATGTCTTCCACCTCTTCCCATTCAACATCCAATTTTTCCGGATCTTCCTGATTCATGTTGAATGAATCGGGAACAATCATTTTCATGTCATATAACGATGCTAATGACTCGGAAAAGTCCGGAAAAGAACCGGCATTTTCTCCGGTTGTAACTGCCGGCATAAACTTTAGGCTTTTAATGCCATATACAACTCTATCTGCCATAATTATAGATTTAAATAAGTTACTTTTACTCTTAAATTTCTGAAATGCGTACCGTTGTCTTCCTTGTAATCCTTGCTTGACACAATGGAAAACTGGAATCCACTGTAATTCGTGTAATACTGACCTGTCGCGTCTTTATTTCTTCGGAATATCGGCCTTATCTCGTTGTAAGCACTATCAAGCCGTTTGGAGTTCTTTATGCCTTGTACATCGGGGATATGGATATTGACGTTTACGATAGAAGAATTGAACAATCTTTCTTCGCCAAATTCAAGCGGAAGGATTTCGATGTATTCTCCCCTATAATTAGGGTCGCGTGTATCTTCCTTAAAAACTCTTAAATTAGAGTTTTTCAGAAGATTATATACTTCCGTTTCCAACTCGCTCTTTTTCATTTCTTGAATCCTGCTTGTTTTAATATCCTGTCGATAACGTCATTTATCTGGCTTACTAAATACGATTCGGTTTCAGTCAAGACATTATATCCCTTTGCTTCGACATACTCTGCGTAATTCATTCCGGCAACGATGATAAGTGTGTATCCTGAGCCGGAAGACTTTCCAAGCTCTTCCGCGTATTTTTTCCCCTCACTTATACCTTCTCCATTGTTTCCCTCCGGACCTGAAATAGATTCAAATCCTCCTACATCAATAATATCACCGTCTTTTGCCAGCACATAACCGATTGAACTGCGCAAATTACCTGTCCGGTCTGTGAAATTTCCGTATGATTTCGCATGAGCTACAGCCTTTCCCCCGACAACGGTTTTCAATGTGAATTTTATTGCCTCTTCCACACGGCCAATTGATTCATCAAGTATGCCAAGAACTTGATTAAACTCGTTTTTACTATATGATAATCCGCTTTTCATGTCTTTATCACGTAGTTAAATTTTGTCGATGGGCTACCGACTACCGTAGCCTCAACTTCGTTCACGGTCTTATCTTTCTTTGTCAATCTTATTGTTGCCCCTTTTTTAGGCAGCTTTCTAGCATCAAAAGATTTAGGCAGGTAGACGTTGAAAGAATAGATATAAGTCCCGCTAAGCGAATATGAGTTGTTCTCCTCAATGCGGCAATCGGACAAAAACTCAAACCCTCCACCGTCTTCTCCTCCTCCACTGTCTCCACCTCCGAATATCGGGTCTCCGTTCCCATCATAGTCAATCGAACCAGGTGTTCCTCCTCCTGAGCCTGACGTTGATAACTCTATTTTGTCCGGATAATTGTACATCAATAATACGCTGAATAGTCCTTAATTGTGTTATTTTCCTTTGTCATGTCCGGTTCTCCGAGTTCAGACGCTAACAAGGAATACCATAACAAAACACTCTCCATGTTCCATGATGTGGATGCTCCCCCCTCGCTCATATTCGCTACCGGAATGATTTGTGAAAACTCCTTGTACATCGCCATTTTGGCAATCTTGGGGTCTACATCTTCATCCGGCGTAATATTCTGATTCAACATTATCACATCAATCTCTTCCGGAGATATATAGAACTTGGATAATGTAGCAGTTATGTATTCCTTGTAGGTCATATTACATCAATTTTAAGCATCCTTGGTTTTTCTTCCCTTCCCAGTTGTATCCTCTTTCTCTTCTTCGGTTGTATCCTCTTTCTCTTCTTCGGTTGTATCCTCTTTCTTATTAAAAGGCTCAACCAAACCAAGTGCAATAAGTTCATTCCCACGCTCTTCATTGAGCGTAATGACATCCCCGGCTTTATATAACCGGGAATAGTCATATTTGTCTCTGAAATCCGATAAAATCTTTACTTTCATGCCTGTACGGTTGTGGTGTCCATAGTATAAATTCTATCAACGTTCGCGATTACAGGAACGACACGAGCCTGTGAAGTGGTGTATTCGCGGAGAGAAGGACGATTTTCCCGGTATTTGGAAACGAGCAAATACTGGTCTACCGTCTGATAGTTTACTCCCTGTACAGGGTGATTCATTTCTGCGAGACGCGACCACACCAAGGAGCCTAACTGACGATCACAAACAAATACAATCATCCCTTTCTTCCATGGTGTATTGTTTGTCTGTGTCCCGTTTTTCTCCGTCTTGATAGTCCTGTCAACTTTAGTAACAGTGAAATTAAACTTACTTGACATTACCCTGTTTGCCTGGGTGTTGTCAAGTACAGGGATATTGGTACCGACGAAACCCTGCAAAAATGCGAACTGCTGGCGTACCTGGTCGGATGCGTTGAAGTTGTCAAACCATGCTTGGTCAGCATAAGCTCCGATGATAACATTGCCGTCTTGTTCAGCTTTTTTAAGAACTTTCCGGATATCATCAATCGGCTTTGAAGTTGATGTGTTTCCTTCCCAAACGACCTTAACGCCGAATTTATTTTCGGTAAGATATCCGTAATCCACACGTACACCGGTGCCTATATTGTCGGTATCTGCCAATGCCACACCGGTAGACAGGCCTTGCAAGAACATCAATTCGATACGCTCCCAGATACCGGCAATCACGCGCGGAGTGTCCTCGAAGATTTTGGCGATGATGGTTTTTTCATCAAATCCCTGTGCGAGTAACGTATCAATGTCCGTCATCTGCTTTTCGTTAAGGAACAATTCCATGCCCATCTTTGGAAGTTCTCCGCTTGCTTTCTCCAACGAATCACGCTTTTTCAACGGAAGCGGTGAATCCATTGCAACCACATCGGCGGCAACCCGCGTATATTGTCCCGTAAGGGATGCCCAACGGCCATCTACGGAATAATCCGTTTTAAGCAACTGCTTGAACATATAAGACAGCTGCGTCTGATTCTTGTCGTTCAGTTTTTCCACAATAGCCAAAATCAGCTTCGGGAAGTTTTTCTGAATCAAATCAAAGTAAAGTGATTTTTCCATGTCTTAGTCCTCCTGATAATCGATTAACGGTAATGCGGTCTTCAATGCGGCGATAAGCTCGGCACTCATGGTGTATGGTGCTGCTTTTGGGTTGATGGTGCCTCGCGTCATGATAGCGGCAAACGGTTTGCTTGCCGGGATGGTTGCTACGAGAACCCCATAATACTTCGACGCTGATTCATTGCCAAGTGGGGTATATGCTTCCTCGCTGACAGGCAGAGGCTGAATCTTGCCGTCTGACGTTTCAATAAGAATGTGTCCGGCTTTTACAAATTTCTCCGTGTATCCTGTCAAGTCAAGCGAGCGACCGCCACGGATGCCGTCAAAGTAATTCACGATAACGATATTGTCGTTACCGGTAATGACTCCTTGTGGCTCATTCACTAAATTTACTACTGTCATATCCTTCTGATTTTAGATTAATAAACTATCCGCAATTTCCTTGGCTTGCTCTTGAGTGATTTCGCCTTTGTTTTGCGGAAAACCACCTCTTTCCGGAATGCCTTTGTCTACCATGTGCTGTTTATATGCGGTTAGATGTGACGTAATCCCAGCGTTATCAAGTTCTGCCGGCACGTTGAGATACTTCAAGTCTGATTCGTCGATACCCAGCCTTTTGGCTTCGGAAGAGATAAAAGTGTTCCGGTCGGTATCTGCCTTGTCTTTTTCGTAAGATTGGATTTTCTCTTGAAAAGGTTTGACCGCTTCGGCAACTGCCGCCGCAATCATGGCTTTCATATCGTCCGGTTTGGGTTCTTCTTTCTTTTCAGGATCGCCCCCTTTGTCCTGCCTGGCTTTCAGTTCGTCGTACTGCTTTTGGAGTTCGGATTTCTCCGTCCTTATCTTGTCTACATCGCCCTGAAATGCTTTCAACAGGGGTTCAACCCCCGCGATTGCCGCCTCGATTTGTGATTCTTCTGTGACGGTTTTAGATAAGTAATCGGCCACTCCGTCAAAAGCCTTTTCGCCAAACCCTAAATTTGAATACTTAGTTTTTAGCTTAGATAGGATTTTTGTTTTCATTCGTGATGAATAAAAAAAGGCAAACGTCCGATAGTATAAATACAACTATCAGGCGCTTGCCTTTTCTGTTAGTAATTCCGTTATTTTAATGGGCAGTGTACATCATCATACACCTGATAGTATTGCAAATGTACACATTATTTTTATTTAATCCAAATAAAAATTACAAATCTTTGAACACCTTTGGATAAATGAAATACTTTTCCGCATATTTAGGATTATTTGTGACGTAGTAGGGTAGGGCACTCCATCCCGATATTTGTTTTTTATGAGTTTGTGACCATTTGATGAACTTATCTGGTATGTCGGTTATCATCTTTGGTTTTACCGTTGTCGGTTCTTTGCCGTCTAATATCGCTTGCGTCATAGCGGCAATGTCTTCTTGTGTAGCGAATATCGGCGTCATGATACATCGGCAATGCGGATGCCATCCGTACCATACGAAATCTTTTGGGTACCTGCCTTGTGCATAGTCGCATATATCAATAAATGGCTCCGGCTTTCCTGTTTTCGGGTTCTTTAGCGTGCGGTTGTTCGATAATCTGATTTGAAAGCCTACAATTACTGGATTGTTTTGATAACTTTCCCATTCAGCCATCCGGTAAGAATTGTTTATTTCTGTTGCTGCAAGTCTTCTTGCGTTCATGTAGGAAGACCGATATACGCCTTGCCCGGGGTGATATTGCTTCGCCGCTTTGCTTAGCTTCAATTCTCCGGTTTCCTTGTCCCTTATTCGGCGGAATAGTTTTTTCGGTTCTTGTAGATATTCCCTTAAATCCTTGCTTAGTTTTTGCGCCGATTCTCCGTTTGACACGGCAAGTTGTACGGATTCTTCAATTTGTGCCTTTATCCCGTCTTTCCATACCCTTGTGGATATGTCAAATTTATCTTTATTGAATTTAAAGGCATCCATCGCCTTATTCCGGTGCTTAAACAATCCGGATTTCCGCAAATTATCGGCTAATTCTGTAGAAATCTTGCTTAATACAAGCGTTTCCGTGACTTTTTCACCAATTCTCCATGCCGTTTCTTGGGCCGATGTGACAATAGAGTATATTTCATCGATAAGTTTGTCTATTTTCCCGTCGATGCCTTTTATTCCGTTAATATCAGAGAAAGATTTCAACTTTTTACCAAATAGATACGATTTAACACCCGGAATATTCGCTATTTCCTTTGAAAATTCGGAATAAAGACGCTTCAAACGCGCTGCAGCCTGTGCGTCCAATTCAAGCAACAGGTTATATAACTGATCGGGTGTTAAATCGTCTGTCTTCATCTTCTCTTTCTTATTTCTCTTCTTTTTGTTTTTCCGTCCGGATAGTCTTCAAGATATGAATTTCTGAACACGGAGAGGACATGAAGCCAAAATCGGTATAAATTATTCCTCTTCTTCATTTTCTTGGTCCCGTTGGAATTCCCCTAATAAGGAGCCTTGCGCCTCAATCTGTTGTTCCTGCCTTTCCTTTATCTCCTTCAGAATCTTGTCAAGTTCGACACTCGGGTCATTGATATAGTCGATTAACGTAAGTGCGGTTTTCCGGCTTATCAATTCAGAGCTATAAAGATTTATAATGTCTGCTATCTTTTCGCTCACATCGTCCTGAAATAGTTCGGCAAGCTGGCATGAAACCGAAAGATTTTCAACTTCTGACTTTAAAGATACGTCAAGCACATTCCCGATAATCGCCTTTATAATGCTTGCTTCTCGCTCATGTGCAATGTAGTATATCTCCATATTCTTCGCCCTCTTCATGTAGCCTAACGCCATAGCCCTTTTTAACGCCCTGCCTGTCGGTGCGCCTGCTGCTACAAGTGCGTCAAATGATAAGTCCGGCGTCATAGATAGCATATAGATACACTTTTCGAGGTCTTTAATCTCCTCTCTTTTCAAATCGACAGCAGTATCTACGGAAAGATAGTCAAATTTGCTGTCTTTGCTCGGTACGCCGACCACTTTACCGCCTCCTGCTTTTTCAGTGTCCGGCAATCCTGCCGTGTCTTTTTTGCTCTTTAAAGATTCGGCAACGTCAGCAGACATAACCAGTATCGGGTCGGCAACATAATCGTTTACATCGGATACGCGGGAACGGAGTGCCTCGATTCTATCTATTAAAGGCTGAATGCCGTACCAGGCCTTGTTTTGTGTGACATAGACAACAGGGATTTTACCTATCTCGTTTTTTTCTGCTACAACTTCCCAAGCTCCATTTGTTTTTTTGCATCGGTAAATAATAGTCGGGCAGTATATATCGAAGTGGTAAACCGTTTTTACCCCCTCCAACAGGTAATATCCATGCCCGAAAGAAAGCATGTTGTCGTATTGGTCGAAGAGCGGCCTTAATTCATCCCCTTTGCTTTTTGCGAGGACTTTAACACCAACCTTTTTCTCTCCAGCATCATTTTTGTAAACATAGTACAATTTTGCCGCCTCTGTTTCCGCGCCGGCTAATCTCTTAAACTCCCTCTGTGTGGTGTTCCATCGCGTGTTTTTCAGTACATCGGAATAAACTTGGAAAGCTCTATCCGCTCCGTCTGAATCCTGCTGCCATGTCGGAGGGTTCCCATACATGAATGTCAGTTCTATTTCATTTATGATTTGCTGATAGGGAGCTGATAGTTTTGCGAGGACTTTAGGAGGTCTCCCGATTCTAATTTTGTCTTGTTTACGCATAATCTTATGCGTATCTGGATTGTACTCTAAAATAGCCTCGTTTACCTCTTCGTCCCTGTTTTGTAACAAAGAAATGACCTTTGAAATGTCCCTATCCCGGATCAATTCTTCAACAGTCCGATTAATCCCTATAGCATTCTGAATAGTGTTTGATGCCGAATTGAAAAAAGTAGATAATAGATTCATGGCTTGCCGTTCTGTTTTGGGTGCCTTGTAACATCACAAGACAATGCAAATATAGTGATTTTCAGTTATAATATATCAATATCAAACTCATCTTTGTCGTAAAATACTTTCCGGCCGTAAATATGTCCTAATATTTCAGCAAGCACCCAATATCTTACTGCGTCAATGGCATGGTTGAACTTGTCAATCGGTTCATTTAGCCATTTTCCAGCCTTGTCTTGCAAGTAGGTATAATTATTAAACTCCTTTATTACATTCGAACTTCTGCGAGTAATACATATCTCGTATTCTTGCATTTTTTGAATGCCGGCCATCACACTACCTTTGAACTTCTCAACAGGGTAGATGTTTATTCCAGCATTATATATTTCTTGAATCAGTCGAGGATCTGCACTTTCGGAAATAACTCTCATCTTCGGCACGCCTTTGAACTCTTCTATTATGTCGCCGGCTAACATGTGCGTCTTATAGCATATTTCATCTATGTATAGCTTATTGTCAAGCAAACCAACATCCACTATAGCTGTAGGGTCATGAGTATATCCGAAGTCGTTAGCGTATCCGCGCTTCTTGCAATAATCCGGTATTGAATCAACTAACGTGTATTTAGGGAAAACAAGCCCCTCTACTTGGCATTGCAATCCAAGCCCGTAAACCCTCCATAGGGATTCATTCTTATATTGTAAGCTCTCTATTTCATCGATGATTGTTTGTTCTAGAAATGGGTTATCCTTGTATGTAGTGATGAAATGGTAGGTGCGTGGGTCTCTATTTATTTCACAAAGCCAATGGCCGTCAGAGAAAGATGGATTATAGTCAATGATGGCAAACTTTGTCGTTCTCATCTTAAGCTGCTGCCATTCAATGAATGATATTTCGTTAGCTTCATTCACAAATAGTATATCTCGCTTACGTCCTCTTATCTTCTGCTCATCATCCGTAGAGAAAAAATCAATCCATGAACCGTTTGGGAATGTATAGATGAAGTCTGTCTTGTTCATACATCCTTTCTCATCATATATTCCCATGTTCCGCATTATCTCCTTGAAATCCACAAATACGGTCGCCTTTAATGCCGGCAACGTCTTTCTGACGATAGATAATCTTAAACCAGGATTCTGTAATAAATAGGTGATAAGTCTTATAAGAATGTTGTATGTCTTACTCGAACGGCTGGAGCCTTGCGCCGATATCGTGGTATATTTGCGCTTTTTCTGCCCGTCTACAATATCAAACTGATTAATGGCATTATCAACAATGGAGAATATTTTAGTAGTCTGTATCTTCATGTTCTACATCCTCCCTTTTGTCGATAATCTCAATGTCGATTTTGGGGATTAAGTCTTTCCCGTCCTTACCGGTTATCTCTGTTGTATTTGGAATCTTTCCAAATATGCGTTCTGTGATGTCGTTTAAGGTCTTGACCTCTCCACGTCCGGAATCTTTGTATAATGCCCGGCACACGTTTACAATCCAAATAGGCGTGTTTTCATCTTCTGCGATGCTGTTTATCTCTTTCTTGGTGCATTGCATCAGATAGGCAATAACATCTTTATATTCCTCGTGGGATATGTTGTATTTCTTTTTAGCGATGGTGTATAGCCTGGGTTTTCTGCCACGATTTACAGGCTGATTGTCACTTGTAAAAAGTGTTTTATATCCTTTTTTATTTCCTTTCTCAAATTTTGCCATTTTTCGCCGTTTTTTCGCCGTTTTCAATAATTATTCATCTAGAAGCACGGGTCGGGATGTCCTTGTTGGACATTAATTGTGTTATTGTGCTATCGGTGAGGGCTCTAGATATCTTTGCCGTAGTTTATTTCTTTATTGTCATCTCTTTGCTTTTTTATATATCTTAATATCCATTTCTACTGACCTTGCAACAGCAACGGGACGACTACTAAAAAAAGATATATTATTTTTTAAGTCGTAGTATCCAATATCAACAGGCTTTGAATGAGGATAATATACCTTTCCATACAGTCTTTTTTTGTCGTTTTTTTCCCATAATTTCCATTCTATAGTACCAACAGGTTTACCATGAATGTCTATATGAAGTTCCGGAACCTCAATAATTCCATCTTTTGTATTATATGTTTTAAATCCTTCCCTTTGTTTTATTGTTTTCCCTCTGCTACTTGATGAACTATCACTTCTAACCCCCACCGCCTGTTTTCGCCATTTTTACCTCCTTTATTTACTCTGTTAGCCATAAATTGTTCCACATAAATCACATTGTTCAGTATACAAAGCTCCTTTATTTTATCACCTCCGCCGCAAACCATAATATTCGGGATGTCTTTCCCTGATATTTCACGGGCGATTTGGATTTCTTCTTTCAGATACTCTTCCCTGTCGGCATATCCTCGCACAAAGAATGCGTTATATCCGTCCGGGATTCCCAGGCGGTTGTATTTCTGAAATTTTCTTGAAACATTCAAGTCTGCATAAATATTGGCGCCGCATTCCTGCCAATATCTGGCAATCCACCTCTTTTTATATATTTGTTGTAAACCGCAGGCGATAGGGGTTGTATCGAATAGAGACAAGTTGGGCTCTACCAAATCCGTACATCCGCTATTCAGTACCTCGTTAGGATTCTTCCATATCGCTTCAAGCCGATAATCTTCCACATAAAAATGATAGGTGGATATGCCTTTCTTCGCTCTTTTATCACTTCCCCATCCAGAGAAAGGCAAAAGAAGACCGCTTTTGGGCTGTCCGTCAATCTTTAGGTTGGGTATGTCAAATTCATTATTGCTGTCATAAATCCGATCGCCCAACATCATCGCATAGTAATCGGCATTTTCATCCTCTTCTTCCTCATCCTTTTTCGGATCTTTGCTTTTTTTCTTCGGCTCCTGCCACACGTCAAATCCCCAATCGTCCAACTCTTCTACATCCCATTCATTGGCTATCATATCCCAATCAGTTTCACCGAATGAATTGTTGTCCTGTATCACTATCTCACGCAGTTTGTTCGTGGGCATATCTTCCGGGAGGATACAAACCGGCACTTTCTTCCAGTTCAATTCACGACAGGCATTTAGGCGCATGTTTCCGCCCAAGGCAATATAATTCCCATTAAGAGGGTAAACGATGATTTCACGGGCTTCCGTTAGTTCGGGAAGAGCCTTTATGGATTTGCATAGTTTCTTGAATTTCCTTTCATCAATGCGTCTCGGATTTTGCGGCACATCGTTTATTTGTCCCTCGTTCGGAAGGACTAAAGAAATATCAACTTTATCATGAATTACTTTTTGTTTCATGCCAGCCGTTCAGATTAGTGTGTGTTGCTACATAACAACAAAACAAAAATAGCGATTATTTATAATAAATCCAAATAACGCATTCAGAGAATATTTTTGAAAGAACACAGTGGCGCACTTCCTAGAGCTAGCCATAAAAATCAACCAAGACTACGTTAATGTCGATCTCGACTTAATAAATAGAGTAAAAGACATTAAGAACAAGAGCAGATTCTTCAATGCTTCCATTCGGGAAAAGTTGGAGCGGATAGAGACATTTATAAAAGAGGCAAACGAAATAGAATAACGAGGTTGATCCCCGTTATCCTACTTTTAAAGTTACAGACTTCCCGCAATGCGGACAGGTAATACGGATACTACTACTTTCTTCTTTAAATAACTCAGGAACCGGTACATCTAAAGCCTTAGCTATTTCGTATAACTTTTGTAATGTAAGATTCCGGTTCAGCAGCATAGATAAACCAGGCTGTGTTATTCCCATCCGTTTGGCTAACACCTGCATGGTTATTCCTTTCTCCTTTGCAATCTCTTTTACTCTTAGCATATATGTTATATTTAATATTATCGACAAAGATAGATAAATAATGTATATCCGGAAAGAATTTTATATTTTTCAATACATAAGTGAAAAATATTTTTGTTTTTTCTTGTGTAATATTAATATATGTGTTATATTTGTATCGAAATAATAATACATGATTTTAAAAAATAAGGCTATGAAAATTTATAACTACAAAACAGGTAAGGCAGTTTTCGTAAACAACGAAAAAATAGAAATTAGCAATAAGGTTGCTGAAATTTTGGAAAACTACACTATGTTTCCTGAAAACATGTATCAGGATTTGGGTATTGAAAAACGCCCGTTTGTACAGGATAAGGATGGAGACGTATTAAAAATGGCAGAATCTACCGAAGTGGAAAATTTCGAAAGTAATGGAGAAAATAACTTTAATGTTACTTTTATGCTCTACAAAGGGGTTGTATTTGGAGTTTACGGTGAATATGAGGGACAGGATGCAAGCTGTTTAAGACAGTTTGATCTGAATCAGGTTTATAATGAATTTAAAAACACAAACAAATAAACTATGGATTTAATCGTACTGAAAAGAAATGAAGAAGATAATAGAATGTATATTATCGAAGAAAATAAGTTTGAAATGACACTCCTGTCGGAATGCTATGACAAATTTGGACAAAAAATCGGCAAAGAAAATGCCGAGGACTATTGTCTGGGAAACAACTACTGCACCGAACTACGGGAAAAATTCCTGAGCGATTTAAGGGTTGCAGGGTTTGAGGTAGAAGAGGATGCAGTAGAAGATATTATTGAAAGTGAAGACAACTCTGTTAAAGAGTTCGTTGAAAACCGGCGTGATGAAAACGAGGCTTACACAGAAGCCTCAGCCTGCAATTACCGGGATGGAAATAACTGGAGGTCTGTAATTTTAGACGATGACGCTAATGGTTATAGCGTTAACTACGAAAAGGTAGAGCAAGAACTTGCTGGGCAAGTTCTTACAGCGTACAAAAATGTAACTTTCCCTGATTACAAATTTGGGAAGAGTGAAGTAGAGTCGGATGGTTTTGTGTTCTTAAAGACTCAGTATCCGGGTGATCCATTCCTGACTACTGTTGAACTCTAAAATAAAGGAATTTGCCTGCTTAGGGTTTAGGTGCCTGAGCATATGTTAATCTAAAAACTTATGTCAGGCAGTTTGTTAGCATAAGTTTTTGAGGCATAAAAATAATTTATTTTACCTTTATTGGTGTATTTTCTTCCAATTTTATATATTTGTGGTGTCCACTGTAACCGGAATTGAAATTTGTTTTTTAAGAGGTACACTTAACCTCTTGAAAATTTTAATTGAACCATAACAGTGGACATTTTTATTCCAACACTACTTGCAATTTCAAATAATTAATGTATATTTGCAATCCCTTCTGCATTGGAATTGAAGTAAGGGGGGAACAGGGGAGCGGTGCTTCTATTGTCAATTTGAAATAAAGATACGTAATGGCGGAGGAATTTAGCAAGGTTTGGTCCGGCTTAAACAAAGTAAACCTAACACCGTCCCCGGGTGAAAGTAAGGGGGGAACAGGGTGCGGAACCTGTATAAAAATATGTCGTGAGTTCTTTGGTCCGGTGACATTCTTTTCTTCACACCACAACATCTTCAAACCGGACCTTTTTTAAGTGACAACAAAGTAAGTGTTTGTTTCAGCCTTAGTCCTGTCGGGAGATAGCACGAAAGGCAAAATTTTAAAAGGGAAAAGTTATGAACGACAATGCAAATGTAAATGTAAGTGACAAAAAGGATAAAGAAATTGAAGATCTTAAAAAGCAGCTTAGTGCAGCCAATGCGTCCTGGACAAAATATTTTCAGGAATGCGAAACCCTTAAACAGGAGCTGTTAAGGTACAAAGAGCTGGTAAAAGTACAGAGTGCCATTATAAACAACAATTAACCGTCCGGGGCAGTCCGCTGTAACTGTAGCAATATCTTGGACTACCCCGGCAACCCGCCTACTTAGCTCAGTTGGTAGAGCATCGGTTTTGTACTCCGAAGGTCATCCGTTCGAACCGGATAGTAGGCTCAAAAAGTAATTGATTAATAATAAATTGAAGAAAAATGTTGCGGAATTTAGAAAATATTTGGTCGGAAAGCTTGGTTAATTCAGAGGAATTTGCCATGTTTGCAGTGCCAAAATTCTACACATCTGAGATGTTGTGTTTATACATTTCAGATAACCGCAATATAGCGGGGTTCTTCCGGTGTACATATCTGTTTCAGGTGTGTAGGGTTTTGGCGAATCGTAGGAAGGGCTCCGCTTCTTCTTTTATGAAAAATATTATTAATCAAATTTTTAGACACATGCCAAAACCCTCTGAAAATTTGAAGTCCGGGGACAATAGTGCCCTTACTTCAACGCAACCTAGCGAAAAAGGGAAATCACAAAGCAAGTTAGAAAAAGAAATCATCTCTATCCAGAAGAAAGTATCCAAGCTACAAGAGGAATGCAGACACGAACGCAATGAAAAGTATCGCCTGCTGTGCTACATTAACAGGTATTGTTCAGCACTGTTCCCTTACTTCGACAGAAGTAACCCGGTTGATTCCAAAAACTGGGAAAAGGTACACCGCCTCCAGTTGGATTTGGATAAAGAAATAAAGTAAGGCCGTTAGTTTGGCGACTGGGACGGCCTTACAAACCAAAACGGGGACATTCCCCACCTCCAAACGAATGCAGAGGTTAACTGAATTTCGTCAACGTCCTACATTACGAATATTGTAACGGGTGCAGTCTCGGCTAAAGCTGCCGCGAAAATATAAATAATAGAAGTAGCGACCAAATCGGGTGGAGAACATGGTTTCGATTTATCATTCCAGCAGCCTGTGAAATTAAGAAAAAAAATCAATATGGCCTGCGATGGTTCGCCAAGGGAGGGGTTCGATTCCCCTCGGCCAACAAATTCAAAACATTCAAAAATGAAACCTTGCAAAATAAAAAATAATCTGCTTTCTTTGTTTCATAAGAAATTCTATATGAAAGCAGATCCGCAAGTAACTCCCATAAATTCGCTCAGGATACATTTGGAGAACAAAAAGCCTTTGGAATTATCTGACTTCAACAGGTCATTCCTGGCTCTTGGAAACCAGTTTGAGACATTCGCATTTAAAAAAGGAGGTTTTGACAAATCGGAATTGAAGCTATATGTTCATCAAGTTTCCCAAGGCTCAATAATTATTGATTTGATTGAATTTGCGACAGCAGGTTTAATTCCAATTGCTTCAAATGCAAACTTGATGATTGATTTTGCCAACCATTTGAAAAACATATACGATTACTTCAAAACCGGGAAAGGAGAAAAACCTAAACTGACGATGCAAGAATGCAAAGACTTATGCGACATCGTCAATCCTGTTGCAAAAGACGTAAATTCAAAGGTCACATTCAACATTGTGAACAATGGCAACAACAACATCACTCCGATTTTTGTAATGGATTCAATCGAATCAAATGCATCGCAAAACAAACTGAAAGACGAATTGGCATCCTTACAGACAAAGGAAGACCAGAACATGATACACACAGCACAACTGTTATCCATGTTCCAAATTCGTGATATTGACAACAAAAATGGAAACAAGGGAACAATTGAAGCTCTCTTTGAAAAACCGTTGAACATTGTATTTGAATCCGAGGATATTAAAAGGCAGATGCTTGCCTCCGATTTGAACCCGCTGAAAACCGCATACATTGTCGATGTAATAATACAAACAATAAACACAAAACCGGTTGCTTACAAAATTCTCAAATTGCACGAAACATTCCCGTTTGAATAAAATAACTCAACATTGGATTTGACAAGACCGCTTCCGCAAGAGGCGGTCTTCTTTTTATACTCTATCAATACGCTGCAATGGTTATGGCGCGCGGTTCGATTCCGCCGGTAGCGACACAATCAAACAATAAAACAAAAGTTATGGAAATAGTTCAAATCAATCAAGCAGAGATGTTGCAAGCCATAAACAAGGCGGAAGTAGACATTCAGATTTCAACAGCAAAACAATACCCGCGTGACATACACAAGGTGTTATCTACGATTGAAACGTATGCAACAATGGATACTGAAACGGCAGAAGATTGTTTTTATGCACTTCGCCGAGGCAAAGGTAATGATGCAGCAGTTATTGAAGGTTTATCCGTAAGAATGGCCGAAATTGTAGCTGGAGCATGGGGAAATATCCGGGTACAAACCCGAATCATTGGAAATGACGGGAAAACAATTACCGCAATGGGTATTTGTCACGACCTTGAAACCAATTTTGCGGCGTCAGTAGAAGTTAAACGACGTATCACGGACAAATATGGCAAAACATTTACTGAAGATATGCAAGTTGTAACAGGTAATGCTGCTTCTGCAATTGCTTTCCGTAATGCTGTTTTTAAAGTTATTCCCAAGGCTGTGACGAAAAAAGTTATCGCCAATGTGAAACAAGTTGCTTTAGGACAAAGTATCGATCTAGAAACGAGTCGTAAGAGAGTGATTGATTATTTCTCCAAAATCGGGGTTACACAGGAACAACTTCTTGATCATATTGAGGTTAAAGATGTAGATCAAATTGACAAAGAAAACATTCTGTATCTCCGGAGCCTTGCAAATGCGATAAAAGAGGGTACAACATCAGTAAAAGAAACATTTGGTAACAAATTTGAGGCTGATAAAATAGAAGAGTTTGATCCGAATACACTTAAAACAGAATCCGATGTGAAAGAAGCATTATTAAAAGGACAAATTACGAAGGAACAATCGGATAAATTAATTAGTGAACTTAGACCTAAAGATTTATTTAGCAATGGAAGTACAGAAGAACAGTCTGCAAAATAATCCGGATTGGTATCAGGACAGACTTTTTCATTTCACCAGCTCGGAATTGTATAAGCTACTATCCGAGCCCCGTGAAAAGGCAAAAAAAGAAGCCGGAGAACTATCGGAATCAGCCAAAACATATGTATATGATAAGATTTCCGAATATATAACTAATGGGGTCTGCCTTGAATACAAAGATTTTAATTCAAGAGAAGTACAGTGGGGAAAAGAATTAGAAATACCGGCACGTCATGCCTATGAAAAAACAAAAAACGTACAAGTTTCCGATTGCGGATTCTACGAATATAATAAATATTTCGGTGGAAGCCCGGATGGATTAGTTGGAGGAGATGGAATTATTGAAATCAAATGTCCGTTTAACACCTCTATACATGTTAAGCATCTTCGGATGAAAACACAGGATGATTTAAAAAAAGAACACTTTGAGTATTATGTGCAAATACAAGGAAATTTCATTGCAACCCATCGTAAATGGTGCGATTTTATCAGTTTTGATCCAAGGTGTCAGAGCGAACTTTTTGCATTGAAAGTATTGAGGATAGAGCGAGACGAAGAACTTATTCAAAAATGCCTTGAAAAATTAGCGAAAGCTAACGAATATAAGGAAAAAGTAATGGATGAATTAATTACTATCCAATGTGCATAAAACTACATTAAAATGATAGAACTACAAGCTATAGGTAACATCGGCAAGGATGCCGAGCAGAAAACAATAGGCGGCAAGTCATACGCCTCATTTTCAATCGGTGTAACAGAAAAAACATCAGACGGGAAAGACAAGACAACATGGCTCCGGGTAATGAAATACGACAGCGAAGGTAAGTTGACCGCATACCTTACAAAAGGGAAAAAGGTTTGGGTACGTGGCAATCCCTACTTTTCTGCTTATGTCAGTAAAAACACAGGTGAAGCCATCCCGGACACGACTATATGGGCTGACAAACTCGTGTTCTGTTCTTCCGGAGAAAAGCAGAACCAGCAAACAGAAAGACAATCCGGGACAAATAATTTCCCCTCACAGGCAGACGACGATCTCCCGTTTTAATCTTAAATAAAGGTATCGAATTAGATACCTTTAAAATTTTAATCCATGAAACTAATATTGATTAATTATGGTGGATGAAATATGGAAAGACGTTGTAGGATTTGAAGGACTTTACAAGGTATTAAATCAAGGTGAATCACATTAATTGAAAAACTAAAATAAAATGGAAGAAGAAAATGTAGTAATAAAAGGATACAAAGGATTTGATAAAGAATTAAAGTGTAGAGGATTTCTGTATGAAGTAGATAAAGAATATGAGCAAGGAGGAGAAATAAAATGTTGTAATAATGGATTTCATTTTTGTGAAAATCCTTTTGACGTATTTAGTTATTATCCTCCTAATGATAGTCGGTATTGTGAAGTCCATGGCAGCGGAAAATATGATAAAGACAATGATGACAGTAAAGTTTCTGTTTCCAAAATAAAAATCGGATTTGAAATCGGATTAAAAGGACTAATTGATGCAGGTATTAAATTTATTCTTGATAAAGTAAATTGGGAAGAGAGTAAAGCAACCAACACAGGTGACCAATCGGCAGCAACCAACACAGGTAA